TTCAACATCTATATCTACTAAAGTTTTACGACTATGATCCGTAAGAAAAATAATAGCAAAGTCATTTATGCTTATATGATTAGATATCCAATCTATTTGCAAGGCAATAGAAAAATTAGATGCCGCAGGTCTAGATACATTTACTAATTCTAAATTGTACTCATTTGCTAGTATCTCAGACCAACTATTACCAATTGGTTGTTGCTCTACTAAACTAGCAAAACTATCTCCAGCAATGTATAATTTATTCATAATCATATTTATGTGGTGCCCCAGAGGGGAGTCGAACCCCTAAAATTCGGCTTCTAAGACCGACACGTATGCCAATTCCGTCACCGGGGCGTTTAAATTGTATGGTGCCAAAGACTGGAATCGAACCAGTGACACACGGATTTTCAGTCCGTTGCTCTACCAACTGAGCTACTATGGCATGGGGTGACTAGTGAGGATCGAACTCACGTATATCGGAATCACAATCCGAGGCCTTACCACTTGGCGATAGTCACCAATGATTGGCACGCCCTGAAGGATTCGAACCTCCGACCTCAACGTTCGTAGCGTTGCATTCTGATCCAACTGAACTAAGGGCGCATAATCTTGGCAGGTCGTGAGGGATTCGAACCCCCGACTTCTTGGTTCGAAGCCAAGCACTCTAGTCCACTGAGTTAACGACCTAAAACATATTCTACACTAATATAGAATATTTGTCAAATGGTGCTGATGACCAGGATCGAACTGGTGACCTCATCCTTACCAAGGATGTGCGCTACCGACTGTGCCACATCAGCAAAAGTGGCTGGGGGGCTTGGATTCGAACCAAGGTGAACGGAGTCAAAGTCCGCTATCCTACCACTAGATGACCCCCCAATTATTGGGGGGCAGAGTTTCAATTCACAGGTAATTCTGTGAGTCCATTCTCTCTATCAAGGTATTTCATTTCTACTTTGACAGGCTTAAATTGCTTGATTTGTTCTACTACAATGTTAACATCTAGTGGACCACAAGTATATACATCTAACTGTATGAGACTAGGATTATCCTCATCCCATACATGCATAGCAATATGACTTGTCTCAATAATCGCAACTGTTGTTATGCCGCGATTACCTGGCACATCTAAATACTTAGCAAAAGGTCCCATAAGAACCTTCATGCCGATAGCATCAATCAAATTGGCCATCCATGACCTAACAAAATCCTCGTTTACCGGTGGATTCTCGACTTCTGCCCTTACTATCAAATGCTTATGAACTATTGCCATTAACGTAATACCTCTTTGGTTGTGAAAGTTATTTATGATAAAATACAATATTCATAATAATAACGCTATTCTATAATACACTGAGTGCTTGTCATACCGTCGACGGGGCGTGGGCGTATTTCGTCAATGCATTATAGAATAGCGTATTTCTACGCTATGTCAGGGTCGATACCCTGACCAGGAGTCTTACTTGAGAAGTTACCGCCAACTCTTTCATGTATCCTGTCCGCCCGTTCGTCACATTTTATAAAGCGTTGTGTGCCGGCCCTCGTTGCCTTGTCACGCTCCTATCACAATACGTTAAATTTCAGTAACGCCTCATGATAGATTTTTGCTCTATTGATTTTTTCTTCAATCAACTTTGCTAAATCTTCTTCCGATAGATAATGAATATCATTTTCTTTATCGGCTTTAGATTCTAACACATCTATATCTTTATTGTCAACCTTCATCTTTTCCTATTCATAAAACTAAAACCCCTGAGACTTTTTAGTTTCTCAGGGGTTTGATAAATCTGTTTACTACTTAGACTTTACCTACTCCCCGAGACACCTCTTTGGTTGTCCTCTGAGCCACGGATACTTGTTGGATATACTGGCGCAAAGGTATTCATGGCTGTCATAGACCATAACCCTTGATGTTTGAGTATATTACAAGTTAAGTTTTTCATAGTGTTTTTATTTAGTCCTGGTTAAAAAAATCATATAAAAACATATGCTTTTTACGATTTTTATTAGTATACATCATCTGATTTATTTAGTCAACCTCTATTTACCCAATAAATATTGCTATGGATTATGCCGCATTCTCACATGGACAAACGCAAAGCAAAATTTGGTTGTGTGAACAACTAGAACCTTACTTACCTTCCAAAGCAATAGTTGGTAATTTAGGTTCTTGGTATAACTTATTAGGTTATATGATGTTAACACGTAACTATAAAAAATATCAATCCATTATGGGTATAGACATTGACCCTGATGTTAAACCTATAGCAGATAAATTTTGTGAAGGTTTTATGTTAGGTGGTGATGCTAAAATTCAAAACATTACAGCAGATGCTAATTTATTTGACTTTCATGGTTATCATGTAGTTATAAACTGTAGTGTAGAACATATGGATAGTCTTTGGTTTTACAGAATTCCTAAAGGTACCTTAGTTTGTATTCAATCTAGTGATGTTGTTCACAATGATAGTATTTGGAAAATTACAAATCCTAACATATCACTGGAAGTACTGAGGGAAAAATATCCCCTTTCTCATTATATGTTTGTTGGAGACAAACATATTGGTTATGAGGATTGGGGATATAAAAGATTTATGATAATTGGTATAAAATAATTATAATGCCACTTTACCAATTGCCGCTACAACAGCCGCGATTTTCCCCACAGCCTGCAACTCCTGCACCGTCATGCCTTCTTTCTTTAATGTGTCATAGTGGTTTTTTACACAAAAATGGCATTTACCGACAATACTAGCAGCCAACGCATACATCTCAAACTTTTTCTTTGATACACCACCGTGTGTTGCATATGCATTCATACGCAATCCAGGTGGAAGGCCCTTAAGGTCTGCATCACCTGTCATTTCAACGAATGGATAATAGATATTATTCATACCCATAAGTGCTGCCGCAGTCTTTGCAGCCTCACGTTCAGTGGTACCCATAAGTGGGCCATCCATTGAAATTTCATATGCAAGTTCACCATTGCTGGCTGCGATTGCGGCTGCAAAAGCACAAGCATGTGCATCAACTTCATCTAGACCTGATCTATTCATTACTGCATCAAGATTTAATCTAATATCTTTAGCATGATCAGGAATACTATCCTTTACTTTATCTACCCAACTCATTCATCTTTCTCCTTAAAATGTTCCACTAATATTATAGATAATGCAGCCGTTAAAAATAAAATTAAAATAATTAACAGCCACACTTTCATTAAAGTGTTTCACCACCAATTGGGCGACTGCATGGGCACAATTCACCAGTCTGCAATGCGTCTAACACACGCAATGTTTCATCTGGATTACGACCAACGTCTAAGTTGTTAACGGTAATGTGTTGAATTACATTGTTTGGGTCAACGATGAATGTAGCACGTAATGCCGCTCCTGCTGGTGCATAGAACACACCTAACTGTTCAATTAAACTAACTGAACCTCTTTCTTCACCTGGCTGATGACGGGCTGTGTCTGCAAACTGAACATGTTTAATCTTTTGAAGATCAGGATGAGCCTTTTGCCACGCTACCTTACAAAATTCATTGTCTGTGCTACCTGTAAGTAATACTGCATCACGGTCTTCAAAATCTTTTGCAAGTTTGTCATATGCTACGATTTCAGTTGGACAGACGAATGTGAAGTCTTTTGGATAGTAAACTATTACTTTCCATTTGCCTTCAAAAGATTTTTCTGTGATTGGGAAGAATGCATCTTCCGGTTGACCAGGCTTGACGCCTGTAATTGTAAAAGGTGTTAATTTATCGCCGACTGTTTTCATATGTTCTCCTTGTCTGTGAATAGTCTGTCTTTGAGTATAATTACTCAGAAATATATTTATTATACTTATGTTAATATTATCTTACCCAAAAAAAAAAGACCGCACTACTGCGGCCTTTTAAATTGGAATATTATTTTATTTTTGCCATTTCTTTTTCAACTAGTACAACAACACTATCTGGCAACGGAACATAATCTAAATCTTCTGCCATCTTGTCACCTTTAGCAAATGCCCATTTAAAGAATTTTAATGCTTCTTGTGCATCTTTCGCCTTATCACCGTTGTTGTAATACATGATGATAAATGTAGCACCTGTTATGGGCCAACTATTTTTACCAGGTTGCTCTGTTAATATCTGATAAAAAGTTTTATCCCAAGTAGCATTAGCGGCTGCAGCCTTAAAGGTTTCATCATCTGGCGCTACCCAAACACCTTCACGATTTTGTACTTGTACCCAGTTCATTTTAGTTTGTTTGACATATGCATATTCTACATAACCCAATGACCCTGCTAATTGGCGAACCATTTGTGCAACACCTTCATTACCCTTACCACCTGCTCCTACACGCCAGTTAACAGCAGTACCTTCGCCGATAGTTTCTTTGAACTCTTTACTAACTTTACTTAGATAGTTTGTCCAAATAAATGTTGTACCTGAGCCATCTGCTCTACGAACAACCATGATATCTTGATCAGGTAGTTTAAGTGTAGGATTTAATTTTGTTATTGCAGGGTCATTCCACTTTTTGATTTTACCTAAATAGATATCTGCTAGCACTGGTCCAGTCAACTTCAACTCACCAGGTTTAATATCTTTCATATTGATAATTGGAACCACTCCTCCGATGGCAGTAGGGAACTGTGTCGCTCCCAAACTTGCTAATTTATCATCTTTGAGTGGCATGTCACTTGCACCGAAGGTAACTGTTTTACCTTCGATTTGTCTAATACCTGCTCCACTACCAATACTTTGATAGTTAAGCCTAATGCCTGTTTCTTTGTTATAGGCTTCTGCCCACTTTGAATAAAGCGGAGCCGGGAAAGTTGCCCCGGCTCCATTGATTGTCTGTGCGTGTGCTGTGATTCCAACAAACGCTAATACTATAGCGAATATTTTGTTCATGATTTCTCCTTTTAGATGAACAATAATATTTACTAAAATAGTATGACAAAATTATGACGGAATTATGACAATAGTAATTTAGTGAAATCAACTAAAAGTTTGTGATGCTTGTAGTAATGCCAATAGTCTTTTAAATACTTTTTGTTATACCAACCGAGCATACTTTCAGGGTGACAGCCAATTATACCTATATTGTTTTGTATGATTGCCATTGGATCATTATTAGCATAACGTGCTATTGTAGTAAATTTGTTTTCATCTCCTATAATTGCACATCCATCATAGAAAAACATATCTTCTGTTCTACTTAACCAATTTATTTGTACAGTAGTACTAAAAGACCTGCGTATTTCTGCGTAAGGTCTTTTAATGTATTGAAGTGTACGTGCATCGTTTAATAGATTATAATAGAACTTATCAGCCCAATATGCGCCCATACAAACACCCAAATATTTTTTACCATGTGCAATGCAATTTTGAATGACTTCTTTAGTAGGTGCTAAAAGTTTATCAAAACTATCACTATCACCTAATCCACCCGGAAAAGCGATAACATCAATTTTTTTGAAAGTCTTGTAATTTATATCTGCGGTTGTAAAAAACCCCACATTAAAATGTGGGGATAGTGCTTCATATATTCCTCCACCTGATTGTACACTACATTGCGGGTGGTTAATGAATATTCTTATTTTAGGTTTCATGCATATTATTCTTCAGGTTCAATACCATTGCTATGTTTGTCCGGTCTATTGTCAGGGTCTTGAAACATTCTACGTTCTTGCATAGTTAATCTATCTTTTGTTTTAAACATCTTATTACGTCTAGGATTACCACATAATATGCATCCGGGGTCACCACAATCCATAGCATGATGCTTTACTAATCTATGAGGCTCGTCTAAGTATTTGGTATGATTATATGCTTTAGCAATTTTAACCTGTTTTTTAATAGCAGATTCATCCTGATGCCTACGTTTAGAGTTTTTGATTTTAAATTGTTCGCTACTCATTTTTTTACTCTATCAATAATTTTTTGCTTTTCGTCATTGGTCAAAGAGGACCAACTCGCTATTTCAGCGATAGTCCTCTTACATCCAATACAGACATTATTTGTGTCCAGTTTACAAATGCTGTTACAGGGGCTATTAATGCTTTTTTCTGTAATCTTCAATGGCTGCTTTAATCGCATCTTCTGCTAAGATTGAGCAGTGGATTTTGACTGGGGGCAACGCAAGTTCTTCTGCGATTGTTGTGTTTCTAATTGTTGCTGCTTCGTCCAATGTTTTGCCTTTGACCCACTCTGTGACAAGACTTGATGAAGCAATCGCCGACCCGCACCCATACGTTTTAAATCTAGCATCTGTAATTACTCCTGTACTTTCATCTACTTTAATTTGTAACTTCATCACATCTCCGCAAGCAGGTGCCCCAACCATACCAGTGCCAACACCACTATCGGACTTATCAAAACTACCCACATTTCTTGGATTTTCATAGTGATCAATTACCTGTGTACTATACGCCATGATAGTTCCTTATAGAATACAAATATATTTATACTATTGGATCGTCATCATCAATAACGACCCAACCTAATTTCAACAAATCAGCACGTATCTCATCAGTGACATTTCCTTCACCTACAAATCGCTCAGTGATTTTCATACGTTCTATTTGCTCTGGTGTAGGACTGAACGGTTCGGCTAAGTCTCCACGAATACCGCTACAGTACCAATCTATGTAGTCACCTTCTTCTCGCATATCCGCAATTATACCGCCGGCATAACGCCAACTGCAACTCCAACGTTTGTCTGTAAGAATAGGCCATACATCATTCTTTACAAAATCAGTATTACACATGCTAGCATATAGATTCTGTGCATATGCTTCATCGTTGCGCACTTTTTCTAGTATCCAGCCAGTAGTCAATAAGTCAAATTCTAAATTATTGATTCTACTTTTTGGATCATCAAATTTAGCCATGCGGCGCTTATCTTCTGCTAAGAACATTTCTAAATAATCCGGTGACGGTTCCTTGCCTTCTTTTTGGCAACGCTCAATGTACTTTTCTTTTTGAAAAGTATTTCTTTGTGGACTACTACTAATCTTAGTCATAATGTTTGCTCGCCATCAGTTCCATCTTCATTAACTTCTAACCAAGTATAATCACCTAACCATTTAACTCTTGTGATATACTCATACTCTTTTGGTGCTGCCGTTGCCCAGTCATTGGGTCCTAAATGTGCTAGTATAGTACAATTTTGCCTATGATCAAATGCAAGCCAGTAACATTGATTATGATACAATTGAAAACTATACTTGGCACTGTGTACCATATCAGTGAGTTTCAATCTATGTTGAATCTGTTGTGCTTGCTTTTGCAATACTTCAACTAATTCCATTATTCTATTATACTCTTGGCTAGCATGTAATCTAGCCACGTTAAGCATAATATCTTTTTGTTTAGTAACAGGTACTAAATCAAACTTTGGTCCACCTGCTTCAGTGGGATAAGGAGTAACATTGCGATTGATAAAGGTAACAAGAGAGTTTCCAATGGTTGCATCGAAACTCTCCCTGCCCTTTGCAAGATTACTCTTTTTCTTTTCTTCCATTACTTGAAGAAAATAAGTGCCATCACTACTGCTTGTGCCATAAAACCAACACCGATTGTAATTAGGTTGAGTCTGTCTTTCATAATGATTGCTTTCATAAACAACAATCCAAGACCAGCCCAAACAATCAACACAATATCAATTGGTGGCATAGTATCAGTTAGACCAAACATAACACCTAATAAATTGGGTGCAGTTGCCGCATGTAAACACAGGACAGCCATCCAATGAATTGTCTCACTGGATAATTTGGTAATCTTTTCTTTGAAATCTTTAGTAAGATTAGTAAAAAAGTTTAGAATAGTTTCTGTCATTTTGCTGTCCTTTCATTATAGAAAATGTGTGTTCCAATCTTTGCAACTCGTTGATGTTTCCAGTTAGGATTTACGTAATCAGCATGATAATACAATGCATTCTTAATTCCGTCAAGCCTAAATCCTTCTAACATTACTTTTTTGGCTACCTCGTAACTTTCTTTATAGGCAGCATTATTAATTGGTCTATTTCTATGTACAGAATCACAGTACCAACTAAACTGACATACTACTTTTTCCATAAAGACATTTTTCTGATGCACTACTGCACATACATCTTTTGGAAAGTCGGGATGTTCTACACGATTAAGTGTTACTTGTGCAACTGCAACTTTACCTTCAAATGGCTCGTGGCCAGCCTCACGGTAAATATTCATAGCCAAACAGTTAAGTCTTTGTTCTATGACCTTTACCGGTACATTTTCAGAGTCCCCAAAGTTTTCTTTATAATATTGAAACTTATGATTAGTGATCTGGAATGTAAACATCGCAACTAGTATGAAACCAATTATATGGTACATACCCTTCATCGATTTTTCCATTTTGCTTCTCCTTTTCTTTTCGGACAATTCCGATTATCTAGGCAAGACAATATTCTAGTATAGTTTTTAATACTATACAAGTTTTTTGGTCTACCTTATGTGATCCAACAATCGCAATTACATTCAATAACTTTATCAATTGCGTCTTGTACTGATAATGTTGCAGGTAATAACGTAGTGTTAGTATAGATTGGGTTAAGATTCGTAGGTATTACTGGTCTGCCTAATGGTGAGCCAAATTTTGGAGGAGTTACTACAGTAATACCACCTGGATTTCTACCAAAGGGGTCTCTGCCATTTGGACCTGTTCCTCCTCCGCCACCGCCTCCACCTCCATTGCCGCCAGGTGGTATTCTTGTTGGGTCTCCGTCTGTTTCAAAATCAGGTACTTGACCTATTTCAGGATACCAATTAACATAATCGCCAGGTCCTACAGGGACGATTGGTCCTATACTCGGGAATGGTATGTCACGTATGATAGGGCCAAACTCTCCGGCTTTAACATCATCAGTTATTTCAGGGCCAGTGCCCACCATTCGTCCAGTAGGTCTAGGTTGTATCAAATCTCCACCATCACCTAAATTTCCAGGCCATGCAGGTAAAGTATAATTCTTAGTAGGAGAAGGCACACCGTCTACTCCATCAGGTATAACTCCGTTCATTGTTACAACTTGTGCCTGTTGCGCACTCATATCAGTATTCAAATTATTGTCTAATGGAATACCAACTTGTTGTAAGCGTGTTTGATTTCTTTCCTGACGTTGCATAACTACTGTGCTTTGCCCGCCTATAGTTTCTAAATCTGATATTGCTTCTAATGTTTGCGCACTCATATGTGGTCTAGTGTTTTGCGCTAAACTAGGGATAGAATCTACGAATACATATAATGACGTTGGATATAAATTAATCCAAATATCTTTTGGCACTGGTACCGGTGGTAAAGCAGTATATCGTGTTCTTTGCTCACGTGTTAACTGTGTACCTAATATTCTATACATTAAATTATTATTGACTGTTTCAGTTGGTTTAGATAGTGCAATTGTTTCTATTTCTAAATTAGCCTGATTTATGTACTGCTGTATATTTGAATTCATAGGAGAAGGCCATGGGTTAGTTCCTAATGATTGTATTCCTATATTAGTTCCACCTAAACCAGGAAAAATATACGGGTCTGATCTAATATCTCCGGGTGTGTTTACTCCGTCCGTTGCTACATCTCCGTTTGCTTTGACTGGCAATGGTGCAATAGGACCGTGTTGAATTTCAAGTGTCTCTTTAGGTATATTATCTTTTACCCAACTGAAGGGTCTTGACACTACTCCATATCCAGGATAGCCTGCGTAATATATAGGTGGAGTAGGAGGATTGTTTAGTGTGTCTTGACCAACTTTATTTACCCAGTTATCTTGAGTTTGATTTGCGAACCAACGATACTCTCCACCGTTATTGCTTGATCTAAGTGATACTCTGCCAAAAGTTCCTCCACCTAATGAGGCTGCGTTAGTATCGTCACGCCCCACTATAGTAGTTGCGCTAGCACCTACCTTGTTTGGTAATATCGTAACGATAGGATTAGGAGCAGTGCCTCTTCCATATCCGCCACCATCCTCAACTAAACCTATATTTAATCTATAATACCAATCGTATATTTCAGGCTTACCACCATTACTATAGTAAGAAGGAGATAAAGTTTCTGCACCAGTACTACCATTCTTATAGGGGATAGGGTTATAATCCGGATTTGGGATAGTTGGTTCATTGCCTGGGCCTGGGGGCAATGCCGGATTGTAACTAGGATTTGGTATAGTTGTTCTAGGATCATAAAGATCATTTGCAGGGTTTGGACTTATAGTAGGTGCAACATAGGCTTGAACAGTTTTAGTATAGTAAGGCTGTGCTATTGACATTACAGCCTTTTCCCAAGTAATCGCTAAGAAATCTTCTCTATAAATGTTATGCAGTTTACGTGTTTGTAAACTGACAATGCTATTGTATAAATTTGCCCATGGATAGGGAAGACCACTCATGCAGCCAAATAAATCGCTTACAGTAAAGGATCCATATGCACCACTACCCTGTGCGCAAACGTGCATTCCAAAATTAGAACTATCAGGAACAACTGGTCTATCTGGACTTGTTGCTCTAGGATAATTTTCTGCTGATTCATTGCCAAATACAACTTGTGCAAATTTTGTTATCTCAGCCTGTTCAACATTTCTAACTTGACGCATTGCATAACTAAATGCTCCGGCTGCTATTGCATCTTCATCAGGAATAATTCCTTTTAGATTTGCACCAAAACCTTTAGGCAATGAAGAAAAGGTACTACCTACTGTTTGAATGTCACTTTCTGCAGGAGTACCTGCAGGAACTTGAATACCTATTAACTCTCGCATCTCAGGGGTATCTATAACTGAGTGTATAGCGTTTCCTAAATATATCAAATAATAAATTTTACTCTGAGAACTTAGTGTACTCTTATATACCGGTACTGTCATACTACGATAACTATTAGGAAATAGTTTTTTAACACTTAATAAATCAGCCAGTGTCACTAAGCCAGCAGTAGTACAAAGTAAAGGTGCTAAAATATTTTGTAAGTTTACACCTTGCATCAACAAGAACGCACCGTATATTTGTTGCTCTTGCGTTCTAGTTACGTTAACCTTTTGTCCGGATCCAATTCTGCTAATATCTGTGTTTGTAAGTCCGGCAGATATTAACGCTAAACTCAAATCTTGTGTGATAGCACCGTTTAATCCTAACGTTCTCAATAATGTGCTAGGTAATCCATATGTTGCAATAGTGCTTAAGTCTAATGCTTTACCTAAATTAATAAGGTCTTGACCAAATTGGAATGTCGCTAAATTAACACCTGTAATGTCAGCACTAATTAAATCAGTTGATCCGCTATATACACCTACTAAGAATTCTTTACTATCTTGCATAGCAAAGATTGCTTGATTACTGTAATCTACGAAAGCATTTGAACTTAAAAATGAAGAACAAAATTCTTTATACTCTGGATTTGCTAACACTTCAGGCGGTGCGTCAAACATACTACCAACACCACCGGTTGAATTATATTTAAATTCGTTCCATGCTTGTAATGCATGCAAACGTATATAGCCCCACATCGTAACACTTCTATTAGGGTTAGACATGTTATATGGAATCCAACTGGCACTCTGTGTTTGCCACGTTGTGCCGGCTGTTGCCCAAGCAGTGCTAGCAGGTGTTCCTCCTGCTGTCCATAATCCTGCATTATCTACAGGTAAATATGTAGGTGATCTTGAATTACCTAATGCAGGTATATGATTAAAACCTATATAAATTAAATTGTCGTAGACACCGGGCTGAACTAGATTAGAGTTAAAAGAATTAACATCTACACCTGCAGGCGGAGGAATTCTACCTCTACAGTAAGCATCATGTATGCCCCAAGTTTGTAATCTCAATACCGTATTTTGAACTAAGGATCCAAACGTGTATAATGAGTTTGCCTTACTTGCACCCATATAACTAGCGGCGTGCTTATTAATACCATATCCTTTATTTTGTAGAATTTGGCCTAAAACATTAACGCCTAACGGACTTTGTTTGCCGGTGTCTGCCATTTTAGTTTACGGTACGAATACGTCAGGACTGCCCTGAACAATTTTGTGCCCACATGTGTTTCCTGAGCCTACTCTAAGTACAGGAACACCCTCACAAAATACTGTAGGGCTACCATCAGTGGTCTTTGCTGCCTTATGTGGGGGATGTGGTTTGCCAAACGGCGCATGTGGAGTAATGTCGCTTACGTGCAATCCTACAGCAATGCCGTTGGCATACGTAGTGCTTGCACCCCTAACTATCTTTCCCCCTGTTGTGTTCTGATCTCCTAAGCGACTTAATTGTGGCATTTTTACCCTAATACTAATTTCTTTTCAGGAACTTTAATTCCTGTCGTTGCCTCAAGATATTTCATCTTTACATTGTCATCCGTTGGACCAACGATAGCAACGCTATTAGTATTTAGTCTTACTGCGGCCTTGGGTTCTGAGGTAAAGAGACTAGGAACTAATCCCATACCTTGTGGCCCGGGGGCAATACTAACTGGTTCTTCTAATTCTACGAATCCTTCACCAGTTGATTTTACTTTAGCGACTAATTCTTCGCCGCTATTCATTTTAAAAGTATATACTGATCCTGCTGTGATATTTAAATTCATGCTGCTAACCTTTGTTTAAGTTCTGTAAATCCACCTACGTATTCTTCACCTAAAAATATTTGAGGGACTGTACGGGCTGTAGGAACTGCTTCTAACAACTCTTCTTTTGTATATCCATCACCAATTTTACGTTCTTCGATTTCGTACCCTTTTTGCTTTAACAATGCTTTTGCTTGGTCGCAATAAGGACAATGATACTTACTCCATACAATTGCTCTCATATTTTTCTCCTTATTATATTTGGGGCAATTCGTCATAGTTTAGTGTATCTGACATAACACCTATGACATAATTTGTTGACTCACTTTCTTGTAGAGCCGTTTGTTTTTTACTGGTTTCTGTATGTTTGTTGAACCATGGAATGGGTGTAGTTTTGGGCGCTGTATGAGTATACTTGACCCCAATTTCCTTAAGTGCATTAACCGCAGTATAATCTACAAAGTCTTTTAGAATATTTGCATTTAGTCCAATAACAGGACCTTTCTTAAACAAATAGTCAGCCCATTCTTTTTCCTCACGAATTACATCCAGATAAATTTGATACACTTCTTGTTCACATTCTTGTTTTGCTTTAGCAAAACGGCTATCTTCTTTGACAACTTGATTGATTAAGAATGCAGTCCAACCCTTGTGTAATAGTTCATCTTGTAATATCAAACTAATAATATTACCATTACCAATAAAGATTTTGTTCTCAACCATTGCTAAACTTGTAGCAAAACTTACCATAAATCTAAATGCTTCTAATGCATAACTGGCATGTAAGGCTAGATATATTGCCTTAACGTGGGCTTCTTCTGTCACACCTAAATGGCTGCCCATCTCTTTCATGCAGTTGAGTTTGTGCAGTTCATCGTAATATCTGCCGATACTAGATGCCATGTTCACAATTTCTTCTGTATCATGAATAGTGTTAAACACTTCCTTAGGTACATTGTAGATATTACGAATGATGTGACTATAACTACGACTATGAATATTAGTCTCAAAAAATGTCCAGTTATACACTAATGCTTCTAGTTCTGGTAAACTTATAACTGGAGTAAAGATTTGACTGGGTCCGCGCCCTTGCAAACTGTCTAATGCAGTTTGGCGTAGTAAGTTACTAGTAAAGATATGCTTTACAGCATCACTGGCTTCTTTAAAGTCATTAGCATCTTTAGTAAGACTAACTTCTTCGGGAACCCAAAAGAAACCACGTGCAGTAGTTTCAAAATCTGCAATCTTTTTATATTTTACTTCTTCAAAACGTTGAATAGTAACAGGACCTGCAGGGTCCAAAAACATTTTACGATTTGTATAGTCTGTCTTTGTGTTTAAGTTATATTGTTCTTTACTCATAATTTACATGATTCACAATCATCTTCTAATAATTCAATATTTTCTACTGTTGTACTTTCAATAACTTCATTCTCTTGCACTCTAGAACCCTGTTTATTGATAAGACTGTAGTAGAATGTTTTCAGTCCCCAATAATGGGCTTGCATAAGATTTTTAGCAATAAGTGTAGTTGGAACCTTACGATCTGTAAAGTGAGCCGGGTTATAAAAAGTATTAGTACTTATGCTTTGATCAACATATGCAGCCAAAACTGATGCTGTTTTTATATAACCCACACAGTCAGTTTGTTCCCACATCATTTGATACTTACCCTTTAATTTTTGATATTCGGGTACAACTTGTGTAAAAGATCCAGCCTTGCTTTCTTTAGTTGAGATAAGTGACATAGGCATTTCAATACCATTAGTACTATTAATAACCACAGAACTAGACTCAACAGGAGCAATGGCCATAAGTGTTGCATTTCGTACTCCATACTTCTTCATTTCTTCACGTAATGGTTCCCAATCTAGTTCGGGACTAAAATTGGCCAGTTCGTTAACTCCTTTGGCTCTAAGTTCCCAGGGAAAGACACCTTGACCGTAACGTGTCTTGCTACTCTCAACACACGGACCTCTTTCTTTTGCAAGTTCAACAGTTGCTTCTGTAAGGTAATAGGCTTGGTGTTCCATCCAACTCTTAACTTCTTGCAGTGCGTCTTTATCGCCATATTTTAATCCTCTCTTTGCATGCCAATAGGCAAGATTAGTTACTCCAATACCTAGTGGTTGAATCTCGTCATTGCTGAGTTTACTTTGAATACTTAAGAAATCTTGATAGTCAAGAATATTACATAGGCTGCGCTGAAGAATACGACAAGCCCTACGCATATCTTCGGGGTTGCGGAATGCTCCCCAGTTGATTGATCCAAGAGTACATAAAGCGATACGACCAGCATCATCATCGAGGCGCTTAAAAGGTTTAGTAGGTAAAAGTATCTCACAGCATAAATTTGACTGATAGATAGTATGATACTCAGGATCAAATGGACCTTGATTCATTACATTATCAATGAATACCAAATATATACGACCTGTATCAGTTCTCTCCTTTAGTATACCACTTTTAAATACTTCTTCGGCTGACATAGACTTCTTACGCAAGCCTTTTTGTTTCTCATACTTGACATAAAGTTCTTCAAATTTTTCTGTATTACTATAAAATGCCTCGTATAGATCAGGTACTTCGTTAGGATCAAAGAATGTTATGTCTTGTTTGTTTCTGAATCTTCGCCAGAAGAAAGCACTAAGCACAACCCCATAATCCATATGACGGACTCTGGTTTCTTCGGTTCCTTGATTGTTTTTAAGTACAATAAGATCATCAAACTGATGATGCCAAATGGGATAAAATACTGTAGCACTTGCATTACGAATGCCTCCTTGTGAGCAACTGCGCAAATCACCGAACCACTTCTTTAGGAAAGGAATCATGCCGGTGTGCATAATCTCACCGCCTCTGATAGGACTACCAAGAGGTCTTAATCTGCCTATTTCTAAACCAATGCCAGCACGTTTACTGGCATACTTAGCCATCATTTCACCACTAGCAAAAATGCTATCGAGATCATCGTCACTACGTATAAGAACACATGAACTAAATTGCTTGGTTGGGGTACCAAGACCAGCAAGAACAGGAGTAGCGAGAGTGAATAGACCATCCGACGCAGCATTGTAGTATTCCTTTATATAACGCATTCTTGCACTATTTGGTTCCTCTTTATGAAATACGGTTGCGGCAGCAACCATGTAACGAACCTGTGGGGTCTCATAGATTTCTTTAGTAGAACGGTTACGTACAAGATATTTTTCAATCAATTGTTCAATAGCGGCATAAGAATACTGTTCATCTTTCTCATGCTCAAGCATATCATTCATTTTGTTCCAATCATCTTCGCTATACCACTCAAGTAATTCTTGACTGTATAAACCAATTGAAACATTTTTCTTTACGATTTCGTATAGATGGGGAGGATTGTATTCTCCGTATACGTCTTTACGCAACATACTCAAACGTTGTTTGCCTGCTACATATTGATAATTTGTATTACCGATATCTGGGTTACTCTCAATATCGATGAGATCGACAACCGCACGTAACGTAATTTCATCAATCTCTCTAGTAGTAATGCCATCATAGAAATGAGGCTGAGCCTTAATTTCTATCATTGATTGACTTACATCTGCGATTCCCTTACATATTTTTGCTACTTGCGCTTGCCACTTTTCTAATGTTAATATCTCTTTATTTCCGTTTCGTTTAGTGACATATATTTTCATGGTTTGCCTATTCTGGTTATTATTGGCGAAACGTCATAACGTTTCGTAATGGTAAAGTCTTGTAGACAGTTATTTACTACCGTATTCGGCCAGTAATTCAATACATATTTTGCGTTATCAACAAGGACTAATGCCACATCTTCACTATTATCGTCTTTTGCGTCAACTAAGTCAACCTCTTTTATACCCAACAATACTAGTGTGTATATCATACCCAATGCTCTGGCATATGGGCAATAGTTGTTATCTGCTAACAACTCCCATGGGCTAGGCCACTGAGGTATGTCAATTGGGTGTAAGTAATATGCTACTTGTGGGCATTGCTGCCAAAAATTGTCTACTTCAATACATTTTTGTTTTATGTCGTAGTCTTTTAATTTTTCTCTTAAGTCGTGCCAAGCACGTAATCTGGTTTGATAGTCTAGTGTAAAGATGTTCATCAGTTCTACTTATCTGTTAAATACTTAAATGATTAATAATGAGGCATATTTGATTAGTTTTGAAACCGGTACCTGCGGTGTTTTTATAAAGACAATCTTAGAACAAATTTTAGCACAAGACCATATTGCATATCAAAGAGTTTTAAAGTTTCCTAACGGTCATGCCCATGATGTAAGTTTTTTTAATCCTAAATTAATGGATGAGAAATTTTACACGTTCATGGCTAACCAATCTAGCGATTACGCATCTGCTACTGAGCCAAATCACAATAAGCCAATAATATTCAGAGAGCATTGCGCCCCTAATTGGGAAGTATTTTTCAATAAGTTTCCGAACTCTAAAAATATTATAATAACATTTACAAAGGATATGGAAGAACACGTTGCAACATTTAGTTACTACAAATATCATATTAATATGGGTTGGGATGTAACTGACAACATATATCGATGGGTAGAGCATAAATTTCCATATTCATACAAGTTCCCATTAATAAAACCAAAAGAATATTCAGAAAGAATAATAGAAATTAAATTAGAAGAAATACTATTTGATAAACAAAAGGTATTGAACATACTGACAACAATGACAAATAGGTCAATACCTAAATTTGCAGATGAAACGTATGATAATTACTTGTCTGCACAAAAGCAATTATTTCCTAATTTATTTTAATATAGCGCAGAAATAAGAAATGCTTCTGGGATACGTGTTTTAGTATTCTTACTACCTAATAACACAACTGTTCTTTCTCCACGAACAGTATTAATAATAAACACAATGCATCCGCCCGCTTTACTGATAAAGCCTGTTTTACTTACAATAAAGTCATAACCTTTACCCACAAGAGTATTAGTGTTATTATACTGTATTGGTTTTGTGTTTTTTGTTTGTGGCCATAATATATGGCTCTTATTGCTTGCTTCTACAATTACTTTATAATTGCTTGCAGCCTTTACTAATTTAATTAAATCTTCTGCTGTGCTAACGTTGTCGCTCATCAATCCAGTTGGATCAACAAAACTTGTTTTATACATTTGTAATTTTTCTGCTTTAGCATTCATTACTGTTAAGCATTCTAAGTATCCGCCCGGATATGTGTCACACAGCATTTTGGCAGCACTATTATCTGATTTAACAATAGCCAAATCAATTAATGTTTGTCTATCTACTTTTCTGTTGTATAATGGTTTCGGAAGTATTTCAGTTAATGATACATTACTATCTAATACAACCATAACTGTCATTAGTTTAGTAATGCTAGCAATACTACGTACTTCATCAGTATGTGTACCTTGTATTATCTTTCCAAACTCATCTGCTACTAGCCAGGCTTGCGCTGTGACATTAGGTAGTGGATCAGCCTTTATTCCATTAGATAGGAATAATATTAAAAAAGTTAGAATAGATATGAGGGGTTTAGAATCTACCAACTGCAACTTCAATTATACCTGTTGTACCTGTAAAGTTTTGTAATGCTTTACCGATAATAGTACCTGCACGTGCCATGTTATTAGCAACTGCGTATCCGCCTAAACCACTTACCATCAAGTCACCCTTAGCGACCAAACCATGTACCTTAACTGGGACACGACCTTGTAGTGCAATCTCAGCAACGTGTTCTCCAGCACATTCATTATTCATAGAGAACGCTGGATTTGTTGTAACAACACCTGCTACACGTGTGCTATCAAAATCATTTGCTAATGTTACTTCTTGTTCACCACCAAATACTAATACAGTGCCTGGCTCATAATCCGCATCAGCAACATATTTTTCTGCT